TTGTACAAATTTTTCTACTGTAACGCTTAATGTCATTTTATTCTCCTAACTTAATACACCAAATGATGCTATTTTAAATGCGTATGTTGCACCATATCTATTTCTAAAAGTTACATTATTCGAACTAGCTGCTGATATAAGACAGAACTTTCCATCTGTATCAGAGTTTGTGAACGCACTATTACCACTAATTAGAGTAGGGGTATTTTGCCCTTCAACTCTATATATAGCTGTTAAGGCATTACTTGTTGAAGTTACAACAACTAGACCTTGAAAACTATTAGCAACAGCAATCGCAGTTGCATCATCTGCTAAATTAACTGCTGTCATTGACCTAAACATAAGTTGGTCATTTACAGCTTCTATATTTACAACCTGTGCATTGTCTGTTTGATTATAGATAGAAAAAGTAGAGTGTGAATAAACACCTGGACCTATTCTCCAAATGTTACCATTTGTGTTGTCAGTATTATCAAATCTTATATAATTAGCATCTCCTGCCTGAGCATTTAATCTAACAAAACCTTCCACTGTAAGATGGTCAGCAGGTGAAGTTGTTCCTATTCCTACATAACCATTAGATAATATTCTCATTCTTTCGGTAGCACTTGCAGCACCATCTGCTGTTGTTCTAAAAGTTAATGCACCAGGCATATCATTACTGCCAGGAGTACCATTTACTAAAGCCGTAATAGAAGCTGCTTGACTGTTTCTATCATTTCCATCAGCACCTAAAAAAACTATTTCTCCAATAACATCATCATCTTGAACAATAGTATCAGAGTTAACGGCTGTACCTCTGCTTTTACTAAGTATTAAAAGAGGTTGACCATTATCATTAGAGTTTCTTGTAATAGATAAAGATGCTTTATTATTATCAGTGCCTTCTATTTGTAAAGGTGGTGTTGTTCCATTAAATACTTCAGGTGTTTCTAACCCAATCATTACTTTATCATTGCCACCATCAACAAAAAGCATATGAGTATTACCATTTGATTCAACTCTAAAGTCTTTATCTGCACTAGATTCATTAAATACAAAACTACCACCATCAAGACTTACATCTCCTGTAGCTGTAATAGTCGTAGCAGTTAATGCTTGTGCAGCAATAGTGCTACCTGACTGTGCTGTAAAAGTATTAGCAGTGAATTGAAAATCGTCTGCTCCACCAATCTTAATATCTATTTGGTCATCAGTATCGGCTGTGATACTTGTATCTGCATCAGCATCAAGTGTCATCTCCTTGCCGTTTTGAGCAACAGTATTTAATAATAATGGTGAAGGATTATTTCCAAAATAAGGCATTAGGTTATCTCCATAATTGAAAGTGCAACATCTGTAGCACCACTCCCTGTAACTTCTATAGTATCTGTTGTTTCAAGTACAACTTTGTTACCTGATAATAATTCTAACGATGAACCTGCAGGAATAGGTGCATTGGTAATTAATTCTACTTTTTGATTTGATTCATCATTAGCACCTGCTCGACTGCCTGTATTTGTGTCAAGTGATACTGTAGATGTTATTTGAGAAGTTGTAGTATTACCAAGTATTAATCCTAACACAATAGCTGTAACACCTGAACCTGCTGTATAAATAACATCTGCTGATGTAACTCCTGCTTTTGTTACAACTTTAAATGTATTTGCCATTTTATTTTCCTTTACTAATTATACTTTATTTTTGCTTATTTGTCAAGCATTATCCTAATGCTATAGCTAATGCTGTAGCTTCATCTGCAGCAGTAGCAGTTGTGGCAACTGTACCTGCACTGCTTGGTAGTGTTAAAGTAATATCTGATGTAGATGAAGGACCTATCAAAGTTACTTTATTTGTACCATTATCACTATCTTCAAAGAACTCTAAAAATCCTGCTGAAGTAGCACCATTCTTTAATTGTATACCTGCATTTGCTATTGGTGTTGTTAATGTAGGTGTAGTTAAAGTTTTATTTGTTAATGTTTTTGTTGTAGCAGAAAAGTATGTATCTAAATCTGTAACAGCAACTTGCTTCATAGTTCCTGCATCATTATAGACAACTCTATCAGCATCTGCTACTGTAGTTGATGTAGCACTTGTGTCACCATCTACTATATTTAACTCTGTGGCTGTTGAATCAACGGCAGCAAGTTTAGTAAAATCAGCTTGTACTAAACCTGACACACCATCAAGTAAATTTAATTCTGCTGCAGTTGATGTTACATTTGTGCCACCAATATCTAATGTAGTTACAGATATTTCACCTGCAACTGTAACAATACCGTCTGCTAATGTTAATAAATCTGTGTCATCTGTATGACCTATTGTAGCACCATTAATATTTACATTATCAATTACTGCTTGTGTTATAGCACTATTTGTACCAAGTGTTGCACCATCTATGCTACCACCATCTATGTTAGCAGTGTCTGCTACAAGTGCATCTGTTGTAACAGTGCCATCAAAAAAGGCATCTTTAAACTCTACAGAACTTGTTCCTAAATCAATATCATTATCTGTAGATGGAACGATTGCACCATTAGTAAAAGTTACTTGATTATCACCACCTGCAGATATAGTAATTACATCTGAACCACTAAATGTTATTGCTGTATTTGTATCACCATCTCCTGTAATACTATCTAACTGTATATCTCCTGCATTAGTAAAATTAGAATCACTTAAATCAAATGTACCTGTTACATCTAAATTACCATCAACTGTTACATTACCTGCAAAAGTTGCATTAGCACCACTACCTGTAAGCATGGTAGTTGAACCTGATTTAACAATAAGATTGCCACTAGAATTTGTAAAAGATGCGTATTGTGTGCCATCATCTTTAAGAACTACATCTGCACCACCTGCATCTAAAGTAATATCTGCTACTGCATCTACTGTAAGATTGTTTGCAGAGATAGTCATATCTGTGCCATCTCCTTCAATCTTTTCACTGTCACCACCAAATACAACACCAACATTGTTTGGTATATGTACATCAGAAGTTGCTGTTAAGTTTATTTTAGCACCTGATGTAATAGTTAAATCTGTGCTATCTCCTTCAATCTTTTCACCACTACCAAATGTAATACCTACATCTGCAGGAACTACAATATCTGCTGTAGCAGTTAAATTAATATTATTACCTGTTATAGTAAGGTCTGTACCATCACCCTCTATTTTTTCTCCATCGTCACCAAATGTCATACCTATATTTGCAGGTATATTAATATCACCACCTGACCCAACAGTTATACTTAAGTCAGTACCATCTGATTCTATTTTTTCTGCTGTAGCAAATGTTAGTCCTACACCTGATGGAATGTTTACATCTGCAACTGCTGTAAGATTTATATTATTACCTGAAACAGTTAAGTCAGTTCCGTCACCTTCTATTTTTTCTGCATCATCACCAAAAGTTAAACCGACATTAGCAGGTATATTAATATCCGTTGTTGCTGTTAAATTAATGTCATTTCCTGATGCTATTGTTAAATCTGTAGCATCACCACTTATATGTTCTCCACCTTCATCATTTAAATATAATTTTTTAGTGCTATCTATTACTATATCATCTGAAAATTTAAAGTGGTCTTCATCTTCCATCCAAGTAAGAACACCATCATTACTCTCACCATCAAAAGTTACTGTAATGTCTGTACCTGCAGTACCATCACCAAGAGTTAGTGAAGTACCTAGCATTTTTGTTATAGGACCACCTTCATTAGCAGTACCATCATGTGTATGTCCTGAACTTGCTTGAAAGGCTGCTAAGAGTTGGTTAAATTCGTCATTAGTATCGGCTGACTGTATAACGTCACCGTCAGTATACGTGGACTGTCTTGTATACGTTGCTCCCATTTATCTCCTCGCTCCTACTTGATATTCTACACCAAATCCTTTTAATGAATATGGTGCTGTTGTTCCTCTATCATTTACTCTTAGTGCTACTGCAAATCCTGAACCTTCTACTGCTTGTCGAACAAGTGGTGTTGTTGTTCCACCATATGTTGCTGTTCCATATGTAGCTGATCCATACACTGCTACAATTTTACTAGAATCAAATGGATATGCAGCAGGTCTAGGCACATTAGAACCTTCATAGTCATACCTTAAAAATAAATCAGCACTAATAGAAGACTCAGGAGAATAACTTAGAATAACTCTTTGCATATATTTACGTATACCCGGATCATTAAAAGTTAAATCTGGACTTCTATATTTACCATTAATAGCTGTACCATTAAAGTCTTCACCTTTTTCTTGTCGATGTATATAGCCATCAAATCCACCATGAAGTGCTTTAGCATCCCCTGTATCTATAAAGGTATCTGTGCATGAAGGTTTTATTCCTTTTAATTTACTAAACTCAAAGTTTTGTCCTTTTAACACACATATTAAACCATCTGTATCTTTTTGTGCATCTACACTATTTGTAAAAAATAAACGATACTGTGTTTTATCTGGTATAACTACTGATTCAAATAAACTAGAGTTTTTTATATTTGCATCTATTTCTGGTTGCACAACTCTACTAATAGTACCAATCTCAACGTCACCAATTCTTGCTGTACCTGCAACAGTACGTAAACCATCAGGTCCTAAGAATATTAAGTCACCTGCAAATTCCTGTATTGTATCTCCGTTTACACATCCTATATCTCTTGTAACAGGTGCAACGGCAAAATCACTTAACGAACTTCCTGTTAATTTAAATATTCTATTTGCACAAAAGATAAATAAATTTTCACGGAATACTTTAAGACCAACTATTGTATCATCAACTTTAACAGATCCTGCACCACTACCTGAACTAAAAGCATCTTCATCAAAAGGTTGACTAAATACAAGTGTCTGTGGTGTACCAGACATACCTGCGTAGAACATATGTTCTCTAAAAGCTGTTACAAACTTTGCACCCTCTACAGTTGATTCAGTTACATCTGTTGCTGCAATTGAAGTGTTAAATACAGTTGGATCGTTAGCTCCGTCAACAACAATTAATTTATCATTACCATCAAAGTTAAATCTTTCAAAGTTATATTTACCTGCACTTGTTCTACCTGTATCTTTTTCTGTCCAACTTTCAGATACAACATCGTCTGTAGCATGAGCTGCTGCAGTAGTAGAACTTGTTGCTCTTGTTACACCTGTAAAGGTTGTAGCTGTAACTCCTGTATAGGTAAATATCTCTGAGTTAATTTGTAAAGTACCACTAGAACTAAATCCTGTTGTACTATCTACTGTAATTGTACCTGATCCTGTCATTGCTGTATCTGCTGCAATAACAGAGGGTAGCTCAGTTGATGCTGAACTAAATATCTTTGTTCCTCGTGCTGCTACTACTTTATTAGCAAACTCAGCAACCATAAGAACTTTTTCTGTTGATGCTGATGTCTGTGGTACAATATGATTTATATACTTTCTAAAACCATTTATTCTTCTGTAACCACCGTTTATATCAGGTTCAAAGTTCTGCAACTCTAAAGCTTGTCCGGGTTGCATATTAAAAGTTGGTTGATTAAGAACTAACCCACCTTCACAGGAAAATGCAAAGGGTTGAGTTTGTGAAAGTTCAGGCATTAGACTGCTCTCATGTAGTTCTTACGATTTATTAATTCAACTCGCATTCTTTTAACTCCATTGTCAAAGTCTTGTTTAGCAAGTTGTGCGTTAGGGATTTCACCTCGTAAGGTGTATGCGTAATACTTTGCTTTTGATGTAATTATTGTTTCAAATCTAGTAGGGATTATAGACGTATCAGTCGATGCTGATAGATCTGTATGTGTAATGTAGTAATCAAACTTTAACACGTAGTTTGATTTTATTGGTATAGGACTAACACCTATTTCTTCATTATATGTTGTAAATACAAAATCAGGAACGTCAAACTTGTTTTTATCAGCTATTGCATCTTGTTCTCTGTATCTTGCGTTCCATTCTTCGTAACTAATATATTCTAATTTCTTTGGATTAACATCTTTTTCTATAAGAGATACACGTTTTATATGTGCGTTGTTACCATCTGTTTCAGCAAATGTTATAAAGTGTGTTGTTGCTGTAGCAGTAAAAGATGTTTCTAAAAATTCTGTTTCGTTTGTATTGTCAACAGTCAGTGTAGCTGTTGTTGTTTCTGTGCCGTTGGATGTTGTACCAACTTTTAAAGTGGCAGTAGAACCTGTAATTTGTGTGCTAATTTTATATTCTTCACCTACAACAAGATCAGTAACAGACTGTGTAATGACTGCAGATGATAGTAGTAACGTGTTTCCAAACTTAGAACTAGCAGAAGGAGAACCAGATACAGTTGTCCATCCTGTTATAGAAGCTGAACCACTTATCTCATAGTCACCATTTGTAATAAAGTTTCTTGGTTCTAAAAACATTGTATCATAATCAATATATTTTAATGAAGATGATACAGCAGACTTATCGTAAAGTTGTTTACCTGCTATAATGTTGAGAGAACCTTCTGCTCTTGTAAAAGACCAGTTAAGTTCTGCGTTTATTAAATCACTTATTGCTCTGTTAACGTAGTCTTTGGTAGATGTTTGAATACCACGAGAGCTAGAAAAGGTGCTAGAGGTAAGCTCAACCTCGTTGAGATCACGTAATACATTGTTTACTAATGTGAGGTATGTACTTGCCATAAAACATATTCTTTAAACCTGTGTATAGGAGCAACCCTAAAGCTGCTCCTATGTATTTATTTACTGTACGTTAGTAGAACTTGTTAACAAGTCTTCTTCAATCTTACCAGAAATGTCGATAATAACTGCATACACTCTGAGTTTACCAACAGTAGGTGCTGATCCTGAAAGGATGCACTTAACGTCAATAGTGTCAGTTGCTGTGTATCTGTTGTTATAAGTAGCAACAGCAGTATAGTCTGTGTGTCCGTTAGATCCTGCAGCTAAGTATCCTGCAGAAGTTACGTCACCACCATCAACCATGTCGTCACCTGCAGCAACGTCAATGTCAACAGTTAATGATGTTCCCGGATCAAATGCAGTTAGAACTTCTGCTCCAACGTGTAACACAAAACATTCAGCAGGTAAATCAATCAATTGAATGATATCACCATTTGCCATTGTGTTTCCGTTATCAGCAAATTTCTTTGCATCAAAGACCTTTTCTATCATCATCATTTTGGAAAGACCAGTAGCAGATCCTGCTTGACCTACACCTTGACCAGTTGTTAAATCATAAGTAGCCATTTATACAATCTCCCCTTAGTTAATTACGCCAAGAGCTAAAGACTCTTTTCTCAAGACTTTTCTTCCGAAGATGTGTAATCCCCTGATGATGTCTGAGAAAGATTCTGTATCTCTTACGACTTCTGTTTTAGAAATATGAGAAGCTGTTGATGTACTAGACATATGACCTGCAAGAACATAAAACTTACCTGCTGTACCCGGATTAACTACATCTGTTCCTGTTGTGGAATCATCAAATGAGTTAGTTTTATATAATCTCATACCATGTAAAAGACCATCTAAAACTCTTCCGTTTCTCACAATAGACTGTTGATCTCCTGTGATTTGTACTTGAATAAGCTTAGAGTCTGCTTTTGCAAGAGCTTCATAAAAGAAAGGTGGAGCTACAAACCAACGACCATCTTCAGGTACGTTGTTTTCGTCTAGTAGTCTACCCATTAAAGCAATCAAGTTTAACGCAGCGTCTGGACCTGTGTCACCTGAAGCTGAAACTTGGATAGGAGTTCCATGAACACCAAGAGAAGTATTTGTAACAGTTGCTCCTGTTGCTTCATCTGAAGCGTTTCCTGCAATTCCTGCACCAGTTGTCATTGCTTCAAGAACATTTGCATCATATTTTCTTTTAAGAGCATAAGCACCTGAAGAAGTTGCTAATGCTTCAAAGTTAATATGGCTGTGTCTTTCTTCAACGTCATCTACTTTAAATGCAAAGTAGTTACCTTGATCCACTGTCATAGTAATCTGCTCATCTAATAGATCTTCAGTTGCTACGGCAGTTCCACGATTATAACTTCTCACAGTGATTTGTGGTTCTTTTATAATCTTGACTGTGTCGCCAAAGTTTTCAATTTCCCCTGTATAATCAGTATTTGTAATATCTTCAACTACAGATGCTCTACGGAAGAACTTGAGAACTTTTTGGCTAAATATTTGAGGTACGAAATTACCATTAGGTAAGTTTGCGTAACCTGCTGCTGATGTAAATGCCATCAGTTACTCTCCCTTATTTAGTTAAAAGTTATGTTATTCTGCCTTCACGTTGTGCCTTATCAATTTCCTCTTCTAACTTAGCAAATTCACTCGGCTTTAGCTTGGCAATTTCATCACGTGTCCAAAGTTTATCTTCTTTTCTACTCGGTGTATCTGTACGTCTTGTTTTCGTAACAGACTGAGAAGAAGCTTTAGAAGATGGTCTTCTTGTCCGTGTGTTGCGATCAGCTTTATATAGATCTATAACACGAGATGCCCACCGGGAATCTGTATTATTTTTATATAGACCATCGGAAATGCTAGGTGGTTGATCTTCAAGCCACTGTTGAAAGTCTTCAGTTGCTCTTAGTTCTGTAAAGTCTGGATGATTAACGAGAAGCTCTTGTTCAGCAGTGCGAACTATTGCATCTTGTTCTTTTTCCGTTAACTCTTCTAACCTTCCTTCTATTTCTTTTACTTTGTTTTCTGCGTTAAGTGTTGAAATAGATTGAACTACATCGTAAACATCTGGGTACTTTTGTCTAAATTGATCTAACTCTTCTGGTGTTTTAGGAAGTTGAGTATTACCTAACTTCTTTTCTGCCTTTAGAGTTTGCTCAGTAGACTTCCATTCATTTACTTTTCTATCGTAGTGACGTTTTAAATCGTCATAACGCTTTTTGTAGTTTACTTCCTTTTCTGAACCCATTAGATTTTTAGGAGTAGCTGTTTGTACAGGGTCTTCTATGTCATCTGCGTTCTTTGGATCGTCTTCATAAACGTCTTGTCGATACTGCCCTTTGTAAGGGGTGGGTGTCGAATTTTCTTTTTCTTGCTGATCTGTCATGTTACCTCCACAGGGTCGTTATAAAGAATTAAATAACGAGTAGCATTGTTGGTATTGAAGATACTTACTGCAGGGTCATCAATAGAGATGGAGTAGCTGCGTAGAGTATTCCTTAATTTCTATTATATCACGTATATGAACTTTGTCAAGAATTTTATACAAAACCACCCATACGTGTTTGTTTTGGTTTAGGTAGTGGTGGAGTTATATCTGTTGTAAAACCTTTTTGTGGTGGTAATGGTGGGGGATTTCTTAATGCACCTTCTTTAAATATTTTATCAATATATTGTCTTGCATATCTTACCATACGATTAGCAACTTCATAAGATCTTGGTTTTACACCTAACTCTGGTATACCTTCTCTAATTATCATTTCTAATTCGTCATAGTTTAACTCATCAAGTTTATCTACGTAGGCAAAACCAACATTATAGGCTAACGCAGCTTTTTCTAAATTACCGTTATACTTTTCAAGCATAGCATCTACATAGTCCATAGCTGTGTTAAACTGCCATTCTGGATCTTGGTATTCTGTTTCACTTGTAGCTGATTTAACATTAAATCCCGGTGCATCTTCATTTGCTGCAGGACCAAATATAGATCTTCTTAGTTGAAATATACCTTCAGCATCTGTAAAAGACTTAGCATCTATTTTACCCATGCTTTCTGCATTCATCATCTCTAAAGCAAAACGTAATCTAATTGGAATTGTTTTTTCGTAATCATCAGGATTTATAGATATAACTTGATTTTTAGAAAGATTACCATTAAAAATGTATATTGGATTATCAGGATCTAACGTAGAAATTTTCTTAGCTTTTACGTTAAATTTATTGTTATTTTTGTTTTGTATTCTTTTTTCCATAAAATCTTTTATTTGATTTTCGTCAACAGTATTATTAACTGGAGGACTAAACTCTTCCATATTTTCTATTGTTTGTACATTTCCATCAGCTAATGAAGCGTTCATAAAACTTTGATAACTACCATCATCACGAGGTCCTTGACCACGTTTATAATATTCTCCTGTATTAGGATCAAAATCAACTCCTATCGCTTGATTGTCAACTTTACTATTTAAACCTTGAAGATAAGTTGATCTTTTAAATTGATCAAATCGAGAATCTTGTACTGCATCCTTGATAGGTTGATTACTCAATGATTGAAGAAAAGTTGATCTTTTAAATTGATTAAATCGAGAATCTTGTGCATTGTTTAATATTTTATTTTCAATCTTACTATCAATTTCTATTTCTGTTTGAGTTTTATCACTATATTTTTTACCTGTAGAAAGATCTATGTATAATTGTTTTGCTCTTTCACGTGCATCATCACTATAATTAATAGTTGTGTCTTCTGGTTGACCATCAGCAATTCTACTTAATAAATCTATACTGTTGTTTTTATAAGCTTGATTTATTATTTTTAATTGATCTATTAAACTAATATCTTTACCTAAAGGAGAAGGAACACTAAATCCTTGTGTATCCATGCTACGAGGATCTATAGAACCTTCATATTGAGAAGCAATTTCATTTAATTGATCAACAGTAAACGTAGGTTTTTTAGCTGTTCTTCGTTGACCTTCGCCTATTCCTTTAGTTAAATCTACAAATCTATCAGGATCTGGATCGCCACCTTTTCCTGCATCAAAATTAACTATAGCATCATTTCTTGTTTCATAAGTATCTTCTGTGTACTTAGGTGTAGTTACACTAAAACCTTGTGTATCCATTTGTCTTGGATCACCTCCAACTCCCGGAGTGCTAAATCCTTGCATTTTCATATCACGTGGATCTTTTTCTATATATTCATCAACACCTTTTCTTCTAACAAAAGATTTAGATTTATCTATATCCTTTGTAGATACGTCTTGATAACTACCACCATCACGAGGTCCTTGTTGAGTTGATCTTTCCTCTGCAGAACCTACTTCATCTCTTGATAGTATTCTGCTTACTTCACGACCACTTTCATCTTTTACTTTCTCTGTAAGTATTTTACCATCAGGATCAGTAGCAATTACAAAACCACCTTTATCCATCATCATAGGTGCTTCTGGTTGTTTTTCTTTTGTTTTCTTTTCCTCTTCTAATTTACGTAAACCTCTATCGTTTATCTTACGTAATTTATCTTCACCTATAATTGGAACAATCTCTGGTGGAACTATATATTCACCATTAGATACAGCAACGTCAACCATTTGTTCTTTCATTCCTGCTTGACTTCTAGAACTTCCAACAAGTTGCGTTACAAGATTTTCATCAACACCTTTCTTTCTCATATTTTCCGAAAGATCTTCATAGGCTTTTTCAACCATTGTATCAAGTTCTTCAATTCCTGCAAGTTGCACAGCCATTGCGTTAATAACAAAAGTGCCTTCTGGTAGTTCACCTATTACATCATCTTTTTGACCTTGACCTTGCATAGCATCTATAGGAGTGTCAGGTGCAGGTGCTGCTGAAGGATCTTCAATAAATCCTGCAGGTTGACCAGATGGCATTGGCATTCCTTCTACTGGTGGTGCTACTGGAACTTGACCACCTTCTTGCATTTTTAAAGATACATCATCTAACTGAATTGGTTTAGCTTGTTCTACAAAACCACCTTTGTTAAAAATACCTCCATAATCTCCACCACCTAAACTACCACCACCATCAGAACCTTGTTTAGTATCTGGATTTACATCTTTAAAAGATGTTCCATCTCTATTTTCTTTTTTCTCATCATCTTTATTATTGTCATATTGTGGAACACTTTCTTGTATTGATGTATATTCAGTGCTTGAATCAGGTTTTTTATTAAAACTTGAATCAAATGTAGTTGTAGGTTCACCCACATCTTCAGGTCCTACATTTTCAGAAGATTGTATTGTAGTTGCATCTGTAAACGGAGTTGAATATCCCGGATCACCTGCTTGACCTGCACCTACTGGTTCACCAACTTGTGTAGGAAGACCACCTTGCGTAGTATCAGAGGTTAACTCATTTTGATCCATTTGCATTGTTTGTGATGAAAATGTTGGTGCTGTAGTTGTTGTATAAGCAGGTACACCTTTTTGTTTTTGTTCAAGAAGATTTAAATTTGTACCATAGGTATTTGCCCAAGAACTATAAAGCATATCAGTGTCATTAAACAAAAAGTCAGCTGCACTTCCCATCCAACTATTACTCATATTTTTTTTAAAAGAGTTCCATGTACCATCTCCTTTTTTGTATTCATCAGAATTAGAAATCATGTCAGCAAAACTTTGATAGCTTCTTTTTGTCATAGCTAATTGTTCTGCTGTTTCCATAGCATCTCTTTCTCTATCATTATTTTGAATAGGAACGCACATTTTTTTAACAGTATCGAATACAAATCCAGAAGGACAATTATGTACTATAATTTCATTAGAATCATCTTCATCGCCACCTTCTTGTTCTGGTGTAGTTCCTCCCGGACCTTTTCCAAAACCTGCAGTACCTTTTATAGCATCCATCATACCCATACCTTGTAGGTTTTGATAGGCAGAAAGACCACCGGGAAGTTGACTATATTGTTGTTGAGTTAAAGAAGTAGGCAAAGAAGATCCTTCAGGTATACTACCACCTGTTTCAAGAATTTCTTTCATTTGTTCAAAAGTCAAAGGTGTTTTTTTGGTTTTTGTTACATCAGCATCTAACTGAATTGTTTTATCCTTTGTAATACTTGTTAAACTTTCTAGTACCTGTTCTTCTAATGATGCCATTATTTTCCTCTACTTACTTCCATTGTTTTATTAACTGCCGATTTCAGATTCACCAGTGTTCGCAGTAAAGCCGCTTTCCCCTGCAGTTGGCGAAGTACCGACTCCGATTGTTCCACCTCCAGTCTGATCGTCACCTGTGTTTGCAGCTCCTTGAGATACTCCTCCCATTGCTCCCATGTCTGGTGGTTGACTAGGGGGAGCAGCAGTTTCGCCTGTTTGTCGTTCATTTAAACCTCTTAATATATCTGCAAATACTGCAGCTTCATTCATGTCGTTTACTAATTGATCAGGATCTATGTCCTGTGATATTGCTAACTCTCTTATTAGATTTGGTATTTTAATAAAAGGAGCTAACATAGGATTTGTAACAGTTTGTAGTAGTGTAGTCAATCTTTGTGTTCTTACCTCTTTCTGCATAACGGCTGCAGATCCTTGTGGTTTAAT